AAATATTAAGTTTGTATTTAAAAAATGTTCCGTTCCGATTGTGAAAATGGAGCTATTTATCAACACAAATGACATGGGGTAAATCATGGGATTTCAAAAACAAGTACGTAGGGATATGAGAACGCCGGAAGAGGTGGCAAATGCAGCCTATGTAAGCATAAATGCTTCAGCTTCTCGTGGAGAGATTAATGCGTTACATGGTTTTTTAAGTGATATCGAAAAAATTGATTTTCGCTCTCTTGGAAAGTCTCAAGAGGAAGTTAATCTGATCAAATCAGGAGCTGAGAAAATACTGTGGTCACTGACTACTGCTGGATATTAAGGATTGGAGCGGAAAATGGATTCCACTACAAATTTTGATGAATGGCTTGATGCAGCAGATCCGTGTGATGCAGCAAATATTGCTGGGCTGGTGACAGCAGTTGAGCAAGAGTGTGAGTTTTCTGGTTTCAAAGCAATTAGAGCAAGTAATGGTAAGTTAATTGTTACGGCTAGGGATGTTGATCAGAAATTGATATTGGTAAGTGATGTCGCGAAAGACGCATTTATTCGCTGTATTCATGGGCGCTTTGTTCCTGATGGAATGGATGCAGAAATTTACGCAGCAGTCGAGCACCATAATGATGCGGATTGAGCGCTGATGCCTGATGGATTAAAGATAACTCAGATTTTCCGTGTTTTTTTTAATCTATAAAAGGTTTCTAAGCGAATGTATAGGGGCGTGATCTTGGCAATAAAGAAAATTTGGAATTTGAAATATGTCGCTGGTAATCCGAAAATGTTCACAAAAGTGACCATGGCGGCAGGGAGTCCTATGACGCGGAGTGAGGCTATGGATGGCGCGCAGACGATTGGCGCTAATGGTTGGCGGGTTTGGGTTGAGCATGCTAAAACAGCCAAGCACATTTTCGAAAGCGATGCAGAAAAATCATATACGGTAGCGCAAGAGCAGCAAACCAAATGACAAAGGAAAACTCGAAGGAGTAACCGTTTTCCGGAGCCTGATAATCAGGCTTATGACGAAATCACAAATCACTGCAGAAGACATCCAGGGGATGATTAATCATTGGCTATCTACGCCAGTGGGGTCATATCTTGGTTCTGATTACGGAAGTGATATCAAGTCCTACTTGCAAGCGCCGCTGGCCGCTGGCATGTCTCAATCATTTATCGCAAAAATGCAGCAGGATATTCCGCTGATAAAAGTTCTTCCGTCCGGAGTAATCAATATCTATGTTCAGGACGTTCAGCCGGATAAGCGCAACCTGATCATTGAGGTGGCGGGCAAGGTATTTGTTTCAGATGGCGACACGTTGAAAATTGGAGCTTAGCAATGTACACCAAGCAAGATTTTTTAGACGTCATTCAGTCGTCTGTTACTCAATATCCAGCTCAGGCCGCGTTGTACCAAGCTGGAGATCCTCGCATCTTGCAGGCACAGCAGGCGATTGCGCAAATGCTCGCAATGATGTCGCAGCAGATTGAAATCGGCATGATGGAACCATTCAGTAAAACGAGAGATGCAACGGTTTTGGCTGATGCTTCTCTCAAGGGTTTAATACCGATGGCCGTACCGTCAAAAGTCAGTATCGTTGCAGAAAATGGATCTCAAAGTAGTTTCTCTATTGACTCAGGCAGAGTTCTTTTGGATTCCAGTGGCAATGCTTATGTCGTTGATACTCCAGCGACTATCCCGGCTCAGGGGCGGCAGAGCGTAACGCTCAGCCAGATGACGAGTCGTAACATTGAACATACAGTTTCAATTTCTCAGCCGTTTTATAAAATTGAGGTATCTAAATCAACGGATGCACAAAAAATCGCAGGTATCTCGCTGTTAGATTCATCCGGAGCCGAGTTTCGATATTCACCAGAATTCACGAATGTCGCACCTGGCGACAAGGTATTCAATGTCGAGACAGACGAGTTTCAGCGGATCTTTGTCACGTTTGGATATGGCGGTGTCGCGGGGTATCAACCCAAAACGGGTGAGAAATTTTCCGTCGTCGTGAGGGAGACTTCAGGCGCAATACAAGTCAATTCCGGTAGTCCTTTTGCATTTCAATATACATACCAGGCTCAGGACTCTCTGATCAAAATGAGTATGTCCAGCCAGATCGTTGCTGGAGCCGACCCAATGGATATTTCAACGCTTCGTGAGCTTTGTAAATATCCATCAATTTACGATGCGAGCGCCACTTTTTTAGGTGAGTTTGATTTTCTGATACGTCGGAACATACCAAATTTACAGTTTCTGTCAGTGTGGAATGAGACTTTAGAAGAAGCTGCTCGCGGTGCAAGTGCGAACAATATCAATAAGTTGTTCATTTCTTTTGTTGAGCCTGAGGGGTCTGATCGAGCATATACGCAGTCAGCAATTCAATCTGTTGTCTCGGGCGCAGATGACTCATTCCGGCTGGCATTTATACCGGCAAAGGTAATTCCGCTGGGTATCGTAGTCAGTGCTCAGGTGGCGCGAGTCAATGATGTTGACGCTGTGAAGCTTTCAATAAAACAAGCGTTGCTTGAAGAGTTTGGGCTGGGCGCTCCGGCCACCAAAATGGGTATGGTTGTTCCGAAGTACCAGCGAGTCTACGAAATGCTGAAGAAGAAGGTCGTTGCTTTGCAGGATTCCGGAGCAGATTTTACCGTTGCGATTTCTCAGCCGTCAGGTGCTGCGCTTCCTGAAAACTGGTGCTACATGACGTCCGACAGCATTACCGTCAACGTAACTAAAGCCAACTACAACCTTAACGGCTGGGGCGTCTAATGTCTGATGCTCCAAATTTGAAGCCACTGATCAGTAGCCAGGAATATGACGCATTAGAGTCCGAGTTGAAGGCGCAGTTTCTTGATACGTTTGCACAGTATCTGCGCAGCTCCGAGCGTGAAATTAATGTTTATGGTGCGCCGCACCTCGGATCAATTGAGCTCATAAGTAGGAATGTAACGCGGGATGGGCTGGCGCTGATCAATTCTGTCGATCCTGCAATGAGGTATCTGCTGAAGGCATGGAAGGCTCGCAATCCAAAACGAGGACTGCATTTCCTGAGAACGTATTTGCAGTTGATCTGGCCGAACGGTTGGATTGTTGATCAACTCTGGCAAGACAAAAACAAGCCGTATCCGCATGGTCTGGTAGCGCGCGGGAGAGATAACGACTCCTTCAATGAAAAATCACATTATCTGACGAGCAGAATACGTATCTCGATAGAGAGTGATAAGGATGAGCACCTCAATATTTCGACAATTCTCCCAGCGTTACGCTCTGTAACACCGGCTAAATTTGTGTTGGATATCACTGTGCTGAAGCGGTTTGATTCATCGATTGGATTATGTAACGGCGGGACATTCAAGGCTGTAGCCAATTATTCAGGTGTGATGGGGTCATTTGCAAACGCAGCATCGAAGATGTGTATGAGTAACGGTAGCGGATTGCGGAGCTTTGTAAGCTTCGACTGCATTTTTAAAAAATAGGGGTAGGTATGGCAGAAGAAAAGAATGTAACCGGAATAATCCGCTACAACCTGAATGATCGTGGCCGGAAATTCCGTGGAAAAGTACGTAACTTCAACATCCCAGCAATAGTTGCTACGATCAATAGCGGTGCGACGCAGGAGAAAGTAAAGCACCGGGATATGTTCGGCTACTACGGTCACTGGCCTCGCGTGAAATTTGGGATGATTCCGTCAGAAGGTGGAATCGTAGAGGGAAAGCAGGTTGTCATTGAGCCAGCAATGGTTACTGTTTATCTGAAAGCCTATGACGATGGCACTGTTGAGCATGAGGCGGAGTTTCTGGATACGAACGCCGGCAAGTTAGCAAAGCAGTTGTATAAGCGTCGGGTCGGCGGGTTTAGTTCCGCAATTGATGAGAATCGCCCTGAGTTCTACGGTTTTGATTACGTATTGGAGCCGAATTTCTCCACAAATCGCGGATATGAAATTGCGCTCGATAGCATGGGTGCAGGTATGGCGCTTGATGATGTTGGCCGCTTCGCCGCCGCTGAATACAATGAGCAACTTGTTGGTGTGTTGAAACTGCTTGATAGCCTAAACAGTGAGCATGCTCAGGCATTGCAAGTTGTCGCGAATCTTACATTAGAAAATGAGCATTATCTGAGCATGATATCTGCTCGCACTGGATCACTGGATTCTGTCTCTATGGAATCGATTAATCCAGTAATCACCGATATGGAGCGTTATAACAAGATGGTGAGCGATATTCAAAGCTTCGATAACGCAACCTTATTTTCTGTCGCTGTTCCAAAGTTGCCTCAAACCCAAGAGGATAAGCGGGCAGATGATTTAGTCGGTATGTTCATTCGATAGGCTTGTGATGATTGAACTTAAAACCGCGCTCGGTCAGTATATGGCAAAATTTTACGGGTCATTGTATCCAGCCACAAAAGCGCTCGCTGAATTCGCATCGCGAGGACTCTCGAAGAGTATTGTTTATGCGCCGTCACGCATGGTTGATGCTGTAGAGGATATGCTGGCAAGTTGGCGAAAAAATGATAACTCAGGTGATGGCAAGGTTTCGCCGTACTTGCCAGTCATTATGATTGCGACCGCAAAGGATTACCTACCCGCAGCCGGTGATTTTTCTATTCAATTGGCGGAGGCGCAATATGTTGTATTGCCAGGCGATGCGAAAGAGAGGGTATTTAAGTTACGGCAGATGCAAGGTGATCGTAGAACTCAGGTTGTTATTTGTGCCGCAGATGAGCCTACAGCCAGAAGCCTCGCATCTCAGTTCGCGATCTTCGTTTCTGCTTATGAAAATCGTCGTTTCACTGCATCATATCGGTTCGCAGGAATGGATCTTCCGTTTCCCGTCATGCTTGAAACTACGGATGTGCCGGCTATCAACGTAGCGATTGACCAAAAAAATATCACGATACTTGCGATAGATATTACGTTGAAAGAGACCATTCCCATTTTCTATGCGCCAAAGGCGAATGAACCGAATGACGGTAAGGGAACTGGAACAATTGACGACCCATCAGGGTACCCTGTTTCTCGTTCTATTTCTGCTGTTGATCATGATAATGATGTTGCGAGGTTAACTGAATGAGCTCAGACAAGTTGAAAATCCAGGCGTCAATTGCTGGGTTCAATGGAAGTCCAGCAACGCTCTACGCGCTTTACGATGAGAAGCAGAATATTCTCGTTATCAGCAAAGAAGTTCCATTCCGGAGTGATCGGTTTTCTGATTGCCTGGTCGTTTCCAACGTCGATGTTGACGACCGGGATGCATTTTTTTCCCCTGAAGACTTTAATGAGGCAATGGGATTATTCTTCGAAATGATAGGGTTTGGAAGTATTGAAATTTCAGACGCCGTTGCTCGATGCAATCCCTTGAATCAAATAGAAAAAGATGGTGTGCGAGAGAATGGTAAGACGGCTTACAACTTGGGGCCAGATATCACCAATGGTCAAGTAGCTGTTCTATCGATCGTTTGGCATGTCAGTAGGGCAAAAGTGATTTCGCGCGGATTGGATTTTCAGGATAAATTGATCGAACTGTCTCTTTCGGATGAGCTGTCTGACGGCGGGATAATGACAATTTGATTTTTGGAAAAGTACAAGCGTAGCTACCAATCTTCAGCATGAGAATAAGGCTTCATTTTCATGAAGCCGATATTCAAATGCCCCAATCAATTCCAATTCAGCCGACAATTACTTGGGTCGGCTTGGAGGCCGCGCAAAATACGACATCCACTGGAATTCAGGTGGAGATCACGCACGTCGGCTTTGGCACCGCCAAATACACCCCATCAAAAGATCAGACTTCCCTCGTTGCTGAAGTGCTTCGCCCCACAATCTCTGGTGGTAGCAAAGTAACCGCGACTCAAATGCAGATTTACTGTGATGTGCTGGCTTCTGCCGGGCATCCATTCTGGTGTGGAGAGATTGGCTTTTACGCTGGCAATGTTCTGTTTGCCGTTTACAGCCGTGAAGAATCTCCTCTTGTCTATATATCGGATGAGGTGGTAACTACAGCTT